TTTTATAGGTATTGGCACGATGCAGAAAGAGGGAAAAATGAATATGTTCCAACTGATGTTCATTGGTCAGAAGTTCCTGGTAGAGATGAGGTTTGGAAAGAGCAGACCATTGCAAACACATCTGAACAGCAGTTTAAGATTGAGTTTGAGTGTGAGTTCTTAGGATCTGTTGATACATTAATTGCACCAAGTAAATTAAGAACCTTAGTATATCAACAACCAGAAACTACAAGTGCGGGTTTAGATGTATATGTAGAACCGCAAAAAGGACATGATTATATAATAACTGTCGATGTTGCAAGAGGTGTAGGAAAAGACTACTCTGCTTTTATAGTGACAGATATTACAGAGTTTCCTCATTCTGTAGTTGCGAAGTATAGAAATAATGATATTAAACCAATGTTATTCCCATCTATTATTGAGGAGATTGGTAGAAAGTATAATAATGCTTTTGTTTTATGTGAGGTGAATGATGTAGGAGATCAAGTAGCGTCTATATTAAACTTTGATTTAGAGTATCCTAATTTATTGATGTGTTCTATGAGAGGTAGAGCAGGTCAAGTTGTTGGACAAGGATTCTCTGGTAAGAAAACTCAACTTGGTCTTAAGATGTCCAAGACGGTTAAAAAAGTAGGTGCTCTTAATCTAAAGACTTTAGTAGAAGAAAATAAACTTCTTTTCTGTGATTATGATATTATGAGTGAACTTACTACATTTATTCAAAAAAGTAATTCATTTGAGGCAGAAGAGGGTTGTCATGATGATCTTGCTATGTGTTTAGTAATCTATGCATGGTTGGTAGCACAAGATTACTTTAAAGAACTTACTGATCAAGATGTAAGAAAAAGGTTATATGATGAACAGAAGAATCAAATAGAACAAGATATGGCTCCATTTGGGTTTATGTCTGATGGATTAGATAGTGAAAGTTTTGTGGATGCTGATGGAGATTTGTGGCATACCGATGAATATGGGGATAGATCATACATGTGGGAGTATATGTAGTAGTGTTCATGCATCGTTCATAGCATTTTTACCCGTTGTAAAAGTAATAAACAATAAATAATTTCTAGATAACTGAGATCGGAAAAACACATGGCAACTCCACAATTATCTCCTGGAGTACTGGTAAGGGAGGTTGACCTAACAGTCGGAAGAGCAGAGAATGTCTTAGATAATATTGGTGCAATTGCTGGACCATTTGTTCAAGGACCTGTTAACGAACCAACAGATATTGCTACAGAGCAAGATTTAATTAACGTATTTGGTAAACCACAAGATACAGATGCTCAATATGAGTATTGGATGGCAGCATCTTCATATCTTACGTATGGTGGAGTATTGAAGGTAGTTAGAGCAGGTGGTGGTTTATTATTTGGTAATGCTAACTCTGGTGTTGGTGTTGCTTCCGTTTCAATGACAGGATCAGGAAGAATTGATAATTACGATGATTATATAACCAATCATTCAGATGCAACTAATTTCTCATATGCTGCTAAGAACCCTGGTTCTTGGGCAAATGGATTAAAAGTTTGTTTCATTGATGACTTTGCAGATCAAACAATTGGTGTTAGTACAGTTAACCTTGCTGGTGTAGGTGCTACCGTTGGTGCTGCTGTTACTGCTGCGATTGCAGGTTACACAGTTGCTGGTGTTGGTACTGCTAATGCATTTACTGGTTTCCTAAAAGGTATTGTTACTGGTGTTAAAACAGATACTTCTATTGGTGCAAATAGTACTGTAGATGTTAAGATTGTTTGTCGTGTAGAAACCGTTGGTGGTGGATCAACTACTACTCTAATTGATTATGCAGAAGGAAATGTAGGTGCTGCATTTACAACTGGATCTGTTGTTTGGTTTAGTGGAGCAGATGGTCTTTCTAATAACCTTGGTGGTTATGGAACAACACTATCTAATTCAACCTTAAATAGCGGAACTGGTATTCAAGATTGGTATGATCAACAGAACTTAGCAATTACTAATTCTACAATTAGTTGGAAATCAATTGCTGCAAGACCTGTAACTAGTGGATATGCTAGAGATAGAAACTCTGAAGGAGATGGTCTTCACATTGCAGTTGTAGATGATGATGGAAGAATTACTGGTATTAAGGGTAATCTTCTTGAGAAATGGACTGACCTTTCTAAGGCAAAAGATTGTGTATCTTCTGTAAATGCTCCTCAGAAGACATGGTACGAACAGTTTATTGCTGACAATTCAGCATATGTTTATGCAGGTGGTAATCCTGGTGAAACAGATGATACATTCCATAACACTGTACCAGTAGCAACTGGATTCTCAACATCCAGTGGTGGTCAAGGAACACCAATACCAACTAATGATGGTACATGGGGTCTTGATGCACAAGGAGTTACCTTTAACGCAATTGGTAACGTTGGTTATAAGTTAATCAACGGTAATGACTACTCAACTGATGTCAATCTTGGTGCAGGAACCACGCATGGTGGATTCAGCGTATCTCTTGGAGATTTGATGACTGCTTATGAAGAGTTTGATAATAAAGATAATATTGCTGTTGACTACCTCATCATGGGTCCAGGATGTTCTACTAAGGCAGAATCACAGGCAAAAGCAAACAAACTAATCTCTATCGCAGGATCTAGAAAGGATTGTGTTGCTACTGTTGGACCACACAGAGCAGATCTTGTTGGTATTACTAACAGCACTACTCAAACTAATAACTTAATCGACTACTTCAGTGCATTAAGTTCTTCTTCTTATGCAGTATTTGATAGTGGTTATAAGTACACCTATGATAGATTTAATAATAAGTTCCGTTATATTCCATGTAATGGTGATATTGCTGGTCTAATGTGCAGAACTGCAATCGAGGCATATCCTTGGTTCTCACCTGCAGGACAACAGCGTGGTATTCTTAACAATGCTGTTAAACTAGCATACAACCCAGATAAAGCACAGAGAGACATTCTTTATCCACAAAGAGTTAACTCTGTTATCACACAATCAGGAACAGGAACACTTCTCTTTGGAGATAAGACTGGACTTGCATACGCTTCTGCCTTTGACAGAATTAATGTTCGTCGTCTATTCCTAACAGTTGAGCAAGCACTTGAGAGTGCAGCAGAAGCTCAACTCTTTGAACTCAATGATGAGTTAACACGGGCAAACTTCCGTAACATTGTTGAACCATATCTTCGTGATGTTCAGGCTAAGAGAGGACTTTATGGATTCTTAGTTATTTGTGACACAACAAATAACACACCTGATGTTATCGACAATAATGAGTTCCGTGCAGACATCTTCCTGAAGCCTACCAAGTCAATCAACTACGTAACACTAACCTTCGTTGCTACCCGTACAGGTATCAGCTTTGAAGAAGTGGCTGGTAGAGTTTAATTTTAATATCTAAATAACAAACAGGAGGATTACCTAAAATGCCATTAAGAACAATCTCACAATTTAAACAAGCTCTGGGGGGAGGCGGTGTAAGACCTAATCTCTTTGAGGTACGTTTAGATGCTTCAAACTTGAAACAATTTATGGGTGGAGTTCCAGCAGAAAACCTTGCATTTATGTGTAAGGCTGCTAACCTACCTGCTCAGAATGTAGCATCAATCGATGTTCCATTTAGAGGTCGTCAATTTAAAGTTGCTGGTGACAGAACTATTGACAACTGGACTATAACAGTTATCAATGATGAGAACTTCGCAGTAAGAAATGCGATGGAGAGATGGTCACAATCTATTATAGATAATGAGACTAACCAAGGACAAGTAAATCCTAATAACTACATGTCTAGTGCTGAAGTATTCCAATACAGTAGGCAAAAAGGCAATGGTGAGAATGTAGGAATAATAAAAACATATAAATTTGTTGATATTTTCCCTATCACTGTGGGAGATATTGCTCTTTCATATGAGAGTGGTGATTCTATTGAAGAATTCGATGTAGAATTCGCAGTTAATAACATTGAATTAATTGGACTGCCATCTGGTGAGGCTAGTACTGCTGTTGGTCAAGCAGCTAGTTCTGGTGCTGGATCAGAAGGATAAACTTGACATAATCTAACTAACTAAATAGTATTAGTTAATTAGACTCAGTTCTAAATTATGGCAAAATTATTTGGGTTCTCTATTGAGGACACTGACACATTACCAAAGGATGCCGTTTCCCCCGTACCGCCTAATGATGCGGACGGGGTAGAGCATTATATGAGCAGTGGATTTTTTGGATCCTATGTTGATATAGAAGGTGTATATAGAACAGAGTTTGAGTTAATAAAAAGATATCGGGAGATGGCATTACACCCTGAGTGTGATAGTGCTATTGAAGACATTGTTAATGAAGCAATTGTCGCAGATACTAATGATTCTCCTGTTGAGATTGAACTCTCTAATCTTAATGCTAGTGATGGTATTAAGAATAAAATTAGAGATGAATTTAAATATATCAAAGAACTATTAGATTTCGATGCGAAAGCACATGAAATCTATAGGAATTGGTATATTGATGGAAGACTTTATTACCATAAAATGATTGATTTAAAAAATCCTCAGAATGGTATTGAAGAATTACGTTATATTGACGCAATGAAAATGCGTTATGTGCGTAAGCAAAAGAAGAGAGAAAGTGATAAGTATAAACAATATGTACCTAAAAGTGATAATCCAGAAGATTTTGAGTTTCCTGAATTAGACGAATTTTTTATTTACAGTCCTAAGCAATCCTATCCTGTTGGAAGTCCAGCACAGTTAGGTGGAATGGGTGGAATAAAGATGACAAAGGAATCAATTGCCTATTGTACATCTGGATTAGTAGATAGAAATAAAGGATCCGTCCTGTCTTATCTACATAAATCAATCAAATCTCTTAATCAACTTAGGATGATTGAGGATAGTTTAGTTATATACAGATTATCAAGAGCACCAGAAAGAAGAATTTTTTATATTGATGTCGGAAACTTACCTAAGGTAAAGGCAGAGCAATATCTCCGTGACGTAATGATGAGATATCGGAACAAACTTGTCTACAATGCCGATACAGGAGAAGTGAAAGATGACAAGAAGTACATGGCAATGCTTGAGGATTTCTGGTTGCCTAGAAGGGAAGGAGGACGTGGTACTGAAATTTCTACTCTTCCAGGAGGTCAAAACCTTGGAGAGATCACGGATATTGAGTACTTCAAAAAGAAATTATATAGGTCGCTCAATGTACCCCCATCAAGAATGGACGGAGA